ATCAGCAGCGCTACCACGTACCGTGCCCACACTGCGGGGCGCTGCAATGGCTTCGTTTTGAGCGCCTGCGCTGGGAGGCAGGCAAGCCCGAGACGGCGGCCTATCTCTGCGAGCATTGCGACGCGCCCATCGCCGAGCGGTACAAGACCGCGATGATGGACGAACGCGGCGGGGCGCAATGGCTGCCGACGGCCGAACCCGAGGTTGTGGCGGCCGCGCGGGCGGCAGGCACCGTCGGCTATCACATCTCCGGTCTCTATTCGCCGCTTGGGTGGCTGTCCTGGGAGGAGATCGCGCGCAGCTGGGAAGGGGCGCAGGGCAACGACGCCTCGATGAAGACGCTGAAGAACACGATCCTTGGGGAGACCTGGCAGGAACGTGGCGAGGCGCCAGATTGGCAGCGGCTCTATGAACGGCGGACCGACTGGCAGCTTGGCATGGCACCAGACGGCGTCTTGCTTCTTACCGCCGGGGCCGACGTGCAGCGGGACCGGATTGAAGTGGACGTCTGGGGCTGGGGCCGGAACCTGCGGTCGTGGCTGGTGGATCACGTTGTCATGGAGGGAGATACGGCGCGGCCCGAGGTCTGGGCGCAGTTGTCGGCCTTCCTTGGCCAGACATGGGACCATGCCTCGGGCTGCCGGATGGCGCTGGCGCGGATGGCGATCGACTCGGGCGACGGGGTCACGACGGACGCGGTCTATTCCTGGGTGCGGGCGGCCGGGCGCGGGCAGGTCGTCGCAATCAAGGGCGTGCCGGGGTTCGACCGATCCACGCCGGTGGACGGGCCGACTTACGTGGAAGTGACAGAAGCCGGACGCAGGCTACGGCGCGGTGTGCAGCTTTGGAAGGTCGCCGGGGCAGTGTTCAAATCCGAGACCTACCGGTTTCTGCGGCTTGTGGCCCCGACCGACGAGGAACTGGCCACGGGGGCTGAGTGGCCGCATGGATTTGTCCATATTCCGAAAGGCACCACCGCCGAATGGATGAAGCAGCTGACCGCCGAACAACTGATGACGATCAAGACCCGGCAAGGCTTCCAGCGGCTGGAATGGCAGCAGACGCGCGAGCGCAACGAGGCGCTGGATTGCCGGGTCTATGCCCGGGCGGCTGCCTGGCTGATGGGCATCGACCGCTGGGACGAGCACCGCTGGCAGGGACTGGAGAACCAGTTGGCTTCCGAGACGGGTCCGAAAGACTTGCCCCCGGCGGGCCAGCCGAACCGGGCTGCTCCCCCGACAGCCCCGCAACGGCCCGCCATACCGTGGCTGGGCAGCAGAAAGAAGTGGTTCTGACATGGCCTGGACGCAAGCTGATCTCGACGCCCTGAAGGCGGCCTATGCCAGCGGGACGCTGCGGGTGCGCTTCTCGGACGGCAAGGAGGTGACCTATCCGACCGGCGACGATCTGCTGCGCCGCATCCGGATCGTTGCGGCGGAATTGGCCGCGAGCAGCGCCGGGCAACCCGCGCCGGTCGGGCGCTTTGCGACGTTCCGGAGGGGATGATGGCAGGGAACCAAAACGAGCCGGACGGTGTGCGCTGGGGAATGCTGGATGCGGGCCTCGCCTGGATTGCCCCCCGGCGCGCGGCCTCCCGCTATGCGGCAAAGGTCGTGATCGCCAATCTGCGACGGGGCTATGAGGCGGGCGGCAAGACCCGGGTCACCGAAGGCTGGCGCGGGAGCAATGCCTCGGCGGATGCGGAGATCGCCGTCGCGGGACCGGTGCTGCGCGACCGCTCGCGCGATCTGGTCCGGAACAATGCCCTGGCGGCGCAGGCGGTGCAGGTGCTGGTCAACAACATCGTCGGCCCGGGCATCCGGCCCCGCGCGGCAAGCGGCAACAAGGCGCTGAACAAGCGGGTGGATGCGCTGTGGCGGTCGTTCGCCGCCAACTGCGACTTCTATGGCCACACCGATTTCCACGGGCTCTTGAACCTCGCGGTGCGGGAAATGGTCGAGGCCGGGGATATCCTCGCGCTGAAGATTGCGACACCACGCGGCACAGGCAGGATCGTCCCGCTGCAAATCCAGCTGCGCGAGATCGACCACCTCGACACGGGCCGGGTGCAGGAGATCGCGGGCGGCGGTTACACGGACCAAGGCATAGAGTTCGACGCCGGCGGGCGGCGCACCGCCTTCTGGATGTTCCCGCAGCATCCGGGTGGCACCAACCGCGCCATCCGGCGGCGCTTCGAATCCGAGCGGATCGAGTCCACCCGGGTCGTGCATCTCTTCGAACGCCAGCGTGTTCAAAGCCGGGGCGTGCCCTGGGGCGCGCCGGCGATGCTGGCGCTGCGCGATCTGGGCGACTGGCAGGCCGCGGAACTGGTGCGCAAGAAGACCGAGGCCTGCCTGGTCGGCATCGTCTTCGGGGATGACGAGACCCAAGCCTCGGTCGCACCTGTCGTCCAGGACAGTCAGGGCAACAAGGTCGAGCAGTTCGAACCGGGGCTCATTGCCTATGCCCGGGGCGGCAAGGACATCAAGTTCAACCAGCCCGCCTCGACGGCGGGGGTCTACGAATGGAACCGGGTGCAGATGCATATCGTGGCCTCCGGCTTCCGGGTCCCCTACGCGCTGATGACCGGCGATCTGAGCCAGAACAACTTCTCGTCCAGCCGTGTGGGCCTCAACGAATTTCGCCGCATGGTCGAGCAGCTGCAATGGCAGACCGTCATCCCGATGTTCTGCGAGCCGATCTGGCGCTGGTTTGTCGAGGCGGCGCAACTTGCTGGGCTCCTGCCACTCGACGCCGTGATCCCGGTCGAATGGGCGCCGCCCCGCTTCGAGATGGTGAACCCGCTGCAGGATGTGCAGGCGGACCTTCTGGAAACCCGAGCCGGTTTTGCCTCGCCACAGCAGATGATCGCCAAGCGCGGCTACGATCCGGCGGCGATCATCGAGGAATGGGCCGCCCATGCCGAGGCGACAGACGCGCTGGGCCTGATCTTCGACAGTGACCCCCGCAAGGTCAGCAAGGGCGGGAATACCCAGCCCACCGAAACTGCCGATCCGGCAACCGGCACCAAACCGACAACGGAGTAACCCCACATGCCCCCCGATACCCTGCTCCTGCCCGTGATCGGGCGGGCCGCCTCCGTACGTCCCGACAGCATCAACGCCGAGGCGCGCACCGTAGAGATCGTCTGGACCACCGGCGCGACCGTGCAGCGTCGCCGCTGGGAAGGGTGGGACGAGATCCGCGAATATGACGAGGAGCTGATCGTCACTCCCGCCGCCATCCGGCTGGAACGGATGAACGGCGGCGCGCCGTTTCTGGATTCGCATGACGGCTGGAGCCTCCGGTCGGTCCTCGGGGCGGTCGAGCCCGGATCGGTCCGGATCGAGGGCGGCCAGGGCATGGCGACGATCCGCCTGACCTCCGCGCCGGATGCCGCCGACACCGTGCACCGCATTCTGGAAAAGACCGTCCGGCACGTCTCGGTCGGCTACCGGGTGCACCGCTACGAGATCACCAAACGCGAGGGCCAGCGGGAACTCTGGCGCGCCGTCGACTGGGAGCCCATGGAGGTCTCCGCCGTCGCCATGCCCGCCGATCCCGGGGCGCATATCCGTGCGGCCGAAGCCGGACCCACGGCCCTGGCACCCTGCATTCTCACCCGATCCGACACCCCCGCCGCACACGCGGCCCATCACAAGGAGGCAGCAATGCCGAATGATACCCTGCTTCCCGGCACTGAGACTGACGCGACCCGTTCGCTTCCGCTGTCCCCGGCACCTGTTGTCCCGGCACCACCGGCACCTTCGTCGGAGGCAATCCGCGTCGAGGAGCGCCAGCGCGCCGCCGAGATCACGACGCTCTGCCAGCGGCACGGCCTCGGACTCGAGTTCGGCGCGGACCTGATCGCGCGGGGTGTGGCGCTGGACACAGCCCGCTCGGCGATCCTCGACCGGCTGGTCGCGCAGAACCCGACCACGCGCGGGGCCGAGATCACTCCGGCGCGCGTCGGCGGACCCTCGTCCACCGATCTGGGCTTTCGCGATGCCGTGACCGAGGCGCTGCTGCACCGCCACGAGCCTGGGCGCACGCCGCTCTCCACCGATGCCCGCGAATTCCGGGGCCTGACCCTGATGGAGATGGCGCGGATCGCGGTCGAGCGGCGGGGGGTCAACACCCGCGGCATGTCGAAGATGGAACTGGCGACCGAGGCGCTGATGGGCCGGGCTTCGGTCGGCTATCATGCCACCGCCGACTTTCCCTTCCTGCTGGCCAACGTCGCGAACAAGACCCTGCGCTCGGCCTACGAGTCCACACCGCGCACCTTCACCGCCTGG